AGAAAAAGAATTAGTAGCAGTAAAAATAGTAGATGCAGTTGATGCTATAATTGGCAATGACACACCATTAGTCTTACTAGGGCGCGACAAAGATAGGATACATGACTTAATGATAGCCATCTTAAAAGAGAAGGCACCTGCTAGACAATCCGTAGAGCTATGGAAGAATATAGCTCACGCTTGGGTAGATGGAGCAGAGGTAGAATTTTGGGATCTAAATCCTAATGCCGAGCAGACAGAATGGATTAGCATGGATGATGATGAATTTTTTAGGTACGACGAGAACGTGGTACTTCGGATAAAGGAGAAATAAAGATGAACGTAGTAGAAAACCAAGATCTAAGTCTTACAATACATGGGTTAACAGAAGAAGAGGCACACCGTCTGTTCCGTAAAGGTATCCAAACTATGCTTGAGGAAATCAAACAAGGTGATAAGTTCATCCTTATTACCGACCCTGAAGAAATGGGATTAGTCTCCGAGCACTTAGAAGGAGAACAGCCTAAAGTCTGGGAAATCACTGATGAAGAATACGATCAGTGTATGCAGATTGGTGCTGTACAGATCATTAGTGAAGCCTGCGATAACTGGAAGAAAGGAGAATAAGTAATATGAGCATAATGGATAAACTAAAGAAGAATTCGAGAATCAAGGCTACACAAGTGCTTGATAAGTCCTCGCTATTCTCAAAGAGGGATTTGGTATCAACACCGGTTCCAATGATTAATGTAGCTTTGTCTGGTGATCCAGATGGGGGTTTAAGTTCGGGTCTTACTGTATTAGCAGGACCATCTAAACACTTTAAGACTTCATTTGCATTACTGATGGCAGCTGCTTATCTAAACAAGTATGAGGATGCTATTATATTATTCTATGATTCTGAGTTTGGATCACCACAATCATACTTTGAGTCATTCGGTATCGATGCTACACGTGTATTACATACACCTATCACTAACGTAGAAGAACTTAAGTTTGATATTGTAAATCAACTTGAAGCTATTGATAAGACTGATAAGGTAATCATCGTAATCGATTCCATTGGCAACTTAGCATCTAAGAAAGAATTGGATGATGCTATCAATGAGAAGTCTGTTGCTGATATGAGTAGAGCTAAAGCTTTAAAGGGTTTATTTAGAATGTGCACACCATATCTTACTTTAAGAGACATTCCATTGATTGCTGTTAACCATACGTATCAAGAGATTGGTTTATTCCCTAAAGCGGTTGTATCTGGTGGTACTGGTATTTACTATTCAGCAGATAACATCTGGATCATCGGCAGACAACAAGAAAAGAAAGGTACTGAGATTCAAGGATACAACTTCATCATTAACGTTGAGAAGTCTAGATTTGTTAAAGAGAAGTCTAAGATTCCTATTTCGGTTACATGGGAAGGTGGCATCGCTACTTACTCTGGATTACTACAGGCTGCCTTGGAAGGTGGATATGTAGTTAAACCTACTATGGGTTGGTACTCACGAGTTGATACTAAAACAGGTGAAATTGAAGATAAGAAAGTTCGTGAGAAGGAAACACTCCATAAAGAGTTTTGGGATATTGTATTTGAAACAACGGACTTTAAAGCTTTCTTGAAGAACAAATATGAAATTGGACATAAGGATATGCTTACTTAATGAATTTAGAAACACTAATATTACGATCTTTAATTCAAGATGAGTCTTTTACTAGGAAGGTAATACCACACTTAAAGCAGAAGTATTTTGAGGGACCTTATAAGGTAATCTTTAAAGAGATTATACAGTTCGTTCAAGATTATAGTAAGCTGCCTAATACTGAAGCGCTTAGCATCGAATTACAGAAGAGTTCTCAAATTCCTCAGGATATGCTTGCAGATGTGTTTTCTATTGTAAATGATCTTAATACTAAGTCAGATGATACTAATCATGATTGGTTGATAAATCAAACTGAGAAGTGGTGTCAAGACCGATCTATATACTTAGCTATCATGGAATCTATTAATATTATTGATGGTAAGCATGAAGAGTTAACTAAGAATGCTCTCCCTGCATTATTGAGTGAAGCATTAAGTGTTACATTCGATACTAATGTGGGCCATGACTATATAGATAACTCTGATGATAGATATGAATTCTACCATAGGACCGAAGAACATCTGCCATTTGATCTTGAATACTTTAATAAGATTACTAAGGGTGGTTTAGTTAATAAGACATTGAATGTTGCATTGGCTGGAACAGGTGTTGGTAAGTCTTTATTCATGTGTCATGTAGCTGCAGGTGCACTTACTCAAATGAAGAATGTATTGTATATTACAATGGAGATGTCTGAAGAGAGGATTGCCGAACGTATTGATGCTAACTTAATGAATGTACCAATCGACCAATTAGCTAACCTATCTAAGAGTATGTATGATAAGAAGATTAAAGCTATTGCCGAAAAGGGTGCTGGTAAGTTAATTGTAAAGGAGTATCCTACAGGTGCGGCTAACTCAAGTCACTTTAGATCACTGCTTGATGAGTTAAAGTTAAAGAAAGACTTTAAGCCTGATTTGATTTGTATTGATTACTTAAACATATGTTCATCTTCTAGAATGAAAGCTATGGGCGGATCTATTAACTCATATACTTATGTTAAGGCGATTGCTGAAGAGTTAAGAGGATTAGCCGTAGAGAATAATGTACCTGTATTAACAGCAACACAAACAACACGAGGCGGCTTTGGTAATTCAGATGTAGGACTTGAAGATACATCCGAGTCATTCGGATTACCAGCAACGGCTGACTTGATGTTTGCTTTAATTTCAACTGAGGAATTAGAGAACATGAACCAGATAATGGTTAAGCAATTGAAGAATAGATATAACGATCCTACGGGTGATACAAAGAGATTTGTGCTTGGCATTGATAGACCTAAGATGAGGTTGTATGATGTGGAGGCAACAGCACAAACATTAGTGGCTGATTCAGTGACAGAATCAACAAATGATTATAGTGGTTTTAGTGTATAAGGAGAGAAATGTTAGAAGGTAATAGAACGAATGATATTAAGAACGGAAAGAGGGTTAAGGTAGTGGATACAGCTCAAACCTACACTACGGTTAAGATGGTGTCATATAGTATGCCAAGCCCCGAGTTTAAAGAAGCTGGTTTGAATGATTGTCAAGATCTGATAGCATTCTGTGCTAGAGTGAGTAACCCAGGCAATCAGTTTAATAAAGAAACATCAGATAAGTTAATTAAGTATCTTATCAAACATAAGCATTGGAGTCCCTTGGAGACTGTATCAGCTTGCTTAGAGATTGAGACTACTAGGGATATCGGTAGACAGATACTAAGACATAGGTCTTTCTCATTTCAAGAATTTTCACAACGATATGCAGACCCTACAAAGGATATGGCATTCATGTTAAGAGAAGCTAGACTTCAAGATACAACGAATAGGCAGAACTCAATTGACACTGATAATATAACGTTAAGTGCTATGTGGAGAATCAAACAAGAGGAGGTTATTAAGAAGTCATTAGAAGCTTATAACTTCGCTATTGATAACGGCATTGCTAAGGAGCAGGCCAGAGTAGTATTGCCGGAAGGTAATACGATGAGTAGGATGTATATGAATGGAACATTAAGAAGTTGGGTTCATTACATTGAATTGAGGAGTGCTAATGGTACTCAAAAAGAGCATATCGAAGTAGCTAAGCAATGCGCTAAAGTAATTGCAGAAATATTTCCACTTATGCTTGACATTATGGAGTAAATCATGTATAATAAACTTAAAGTAAAGTATATTGAGCGTATTAAAAACGCTTTAAAGAAGAAGCCCGATTACGAGACTCTATACAATGAAGAACGTAAACACTCCCAAGGGTGGGAGTACAAATATAATAAGTTATACAGACAATTAGGTTCAATTTTAAAGGAGAGTGACCAATGAGTAAATCATCAGTACCATATGTAAAAACGAAGAAAGATCATAACGGTAATAGAGTAAGTAAGAAGTCAATGAGTCATGGGTCTTATAGATGTAAGCGCAAGCCTAATAGTCCATACTGCAAGAATGCATGACTGAATTATCTTTTAAAGAGTGGTCTTTCGTTGAGAAAGACTTCGACCAAGATCATTGGTATGTTAAATTAACTGGAGGAAGATATCATGGAGTTGTATTTAAGTTTGAGCATATTAAGCTTAATGAATCTACTGAGTCTATCGATTACGATTATGAAATCGTAGATTATATAGATGATGATCCCCATGGTGAAACTGAGTTTAATGAGGCTACTGGTGTAATACTGAGAAGTATATTAGATGATGCTATGGAAAGACAAGACTTTATAGTAGGTGATAAAGAATAATGCAAGAATCTTTAATTATCTTATCTGAGGAGTGTGCAGAAGTACAAGTAGCTATATCTAAAATACTTCGCTTTGGATTAGATGACCCTAAGAATAAAAAACAATTGGAGGATGAGATAGGTGATATACTTGCTATGTTAGCTATATTAGACTTCAATGACTATATCGATAGTGATAGGGTCATGAAACGTGTCCCGATTAAGTTAAGGAAGCTAAAGAAGTGGAGTAAGATCAATCATCTAGACGACATCATCGAAAACTTATAAATAATACTATTAGTGTATTATAGGTTAGCATGTTAAACTTTAAACGTTATTTGGATGAAGGAAGAAATGATCCCGGAATCTTTCACGCTATATTCATGGCTGGTGGACCTGGCTCTGGTAAATCTACTGTAGCAGCCCAGCTGGGATTACGCCCACTAGGTTTCGTCGATATTAACTCTGATACTGCATTTGAAACGGGACTAAAGAAGTCCCTTTTGTCGTTAAAGATGCCAGACTCAGAAGAATATCCTCGTAATATCGTAAGGGGAATAGCAAAGAAAACTGCAAACGCAAAGCACGGTCATGCAATTGACGGTAGATTAGCTATGGTTATTGACGGCACGGGTAAAGATTCAAAGAAGATTGGTAAGAAGGTTAAGGACTTAGAATTGCTAGGATATGAAACTGCAATGGTATTTGTTAACACTGATCTTGAAACCGCATTAGAAAGAAACGAGAAGAGAGAAAGAAGCCTTAAGCCAGCAGTGGTAACTAAGATGTGGAAGCAAGTTCAATCAAACCTAAAGTCCTTCAAGAAGACATTTGGATCAAGATTATACGTTATTGATAATAATAATTATGAAGTATCTGGTGCACAATCGGCTAAGGTATATACTAAGATTATGACGTGGGCTAAGAAACTACCAGACAATCCTGCAGTAGCTAACTGGATGGAACATTCATGAGGAGATTCAAATACTTCTTGTCTGAAGCTCCCCTCGCTGTAAAGTCTATAGCTAGAAATCCTATTTACGGAAAGAATATAGCTAAGCAGATAGAAGATGGAGTTCCTTTTGAGTTAAATGGGGGAGGCACTGTTGTATTGAAGAAGAATGCAAAAACAATTAAAGCATTTAATACAAACAATGAAGTCCCTGTTGAAGTTGAAACTGAGGATGGCAAGATAATCAAAGTGTCTTCTCTCAAGAAAACTGAAAGCATTAAGGGAGCAGGAACCAAGTTATCCAATAGAGGAGATGTTGCAGAAGGGATTCTAGCCGCAGCCATATTCATGAAGTTTGCTGGAATGCCTATGAATGCTAAGACTCTTAACAATATCCTTACTGAAGAGATTAAATTAAAAAAAGATCTTGTTGCTACATCAACCTCTAAACCATCTGATGATTTAGTACTATACGTCAATCTAGCTGAGAACCACTTTGCATCTCTAACAAACCCGTCAGAAGATTTTGTGGTTCTACGTAGTGATCTTGTTAAAAGTGCTTTAGAATATGCAGGAGCTAAAAACGCTACTAGATACGCCAAATTCTTTCAAACAAACCAAAAGCACGACAAAGTTCGTATCGTAGCTGATGGACTAGGTGGACAGAGAGATACTAAGGCTGACCTATATGTAGAATGGACAACAGCTCATTCTGTAACTGGTGAAACTACTACAAGAAAGCTTAATCTCAACATATCGTTAAAAGTTGGTACTGTTAAACAGTTCGGTCAAGTGTCTGGGTCTAAGTTTGTTAATCAACAAGCATTGTGGGATACGTTTGGAGTATCAATTGCAGAAGCTGAGTCTAAGTACAACCAGCTGATCAAACAAAGTAAAGTTGCTGACGCTGTTGTATTATCATACAAAACAGCGTATAATGTTATTAATAAGGGATTTGCAGGTAAGTCTGAAGACTTATCCCCTATACTAAGACTATTCAAAGCAATTAAGAAACACGCTACCTTAGGAGATAATATCGAGTTAGTGCAGCTAGACAAGGGAACTTTTAAGAAGTTTAAGTTTAATATGACGGACACAGCCATGAAGAAACTAGCAAAAGAACATAAATTTAATGTATCATGGAAGATGAGCAAGGGAAAAACGCCACTTCCTACAGTAACAATCAATATGGACAACATTCCGTTTCTATCTATCAGATCAAAGGTAGATTCAAACAACAAAGATGGAAGTTTTTACGTACGTAATCTAATTGAAAAGCAGAAGGGGTTTGCCCAGTTTTATAAAATAAAATAAGTGGATTATACAATGAAATCATTTAGTAGGAAAACGAGACATGAGTAGTTAAGTGGGGACGCTAATCCAATTCAGACCATTAACTAAACGTAAAGAATATGTTGAGTTATGGCCTGCGGATTGGGAAAGCGAATTTAATCCTACATTATATGAATTACAGGCATCGCTTGAAACAATTGAAAATTACCGTAGTATATTAATAGAGGAATTAGCTACTGCTGGAGTATACGCAGAGTTTGGTATAAGGGAAGGATTGCAGCAATTAGATTGCATGCATGTCGTATTAATGAATTATTACAGAACAGATTAAGATGAATACATTTAAACAACATTTAATAGAACAAGAGCAATTGGATGAATTATTCCCGTTGATACCAATCATTGGGGCAGCATTCATACCTTGGGTAATTGATAATGCAACAGATCCTATAGCTATTCAGACAGTTGCAAAATCTGATACAGCAGCCGCTATCTGGGATATGATCAAAGATATCGGTATAGTAGCTTGGGGTGAGATGTGGCCGGCAATTGCTGGATTTGCCGGAGCATTTATTCTAATTAAATATGCCCCTAAATTCCTAAAATGGTTTTATGATACAGTTAAGTATGATAAGATAGGTAAGGAGTTAAGAAATGATAAGGACGTTGCTGCGTTATTTGTTAGAGCATCTAAAGATAAACAACTAGCAGCTGATATAAAACTAGTATTAGTTGGTATGTCAAAAGAACAGCCTGGATTAATGAAAAGAATGACCAAAGACTTTATAAAGAAAGCTAAAAAGGATGATAAGGCAAAAGGATTAATCACTAAGGCAGTTTCGAAATTAAAATGATTAAATTTAGAAAATATCTCGAGGAAGCGAAGAACACTCATATGACCCATATCGAGGATATGGTAATTGATGGTGGTGTTAACGGCACGCGTGCGGCTATTAATGCATTGCGTGATTTAAGAGATATGCTTGGTGGTCATACAAATGATACTAAAGCAGTAACGGTTAAGTGGGACGGAGCACCAGCTGTGTTTGCTGGTATCGATCCAAGTGACGGGGAGTTTTTCATTGCAAAAAAAGGAATCTTTAACAAAAATCCTAAAGTATATAAGTCTTTGGGTGATATCGATGCAGATACTAGCGGCGATCTATCTAGTAAGCTCAAAGTTGCTTTTATTGAGCTGGCTAAACTAGGTATTAAGAAAGGTGTATATCAAGGTGACATCATGTTCACTAAGAGCGATCTTAAGAAAGAAACTATTGATGGGGTAAAGTATGTTACATTTCATCCTAATACTATTGTTTATGCTATACCTGTATCTGATGCTGCCGATGTATTAAAGGCTAAAATTGGAGTTGTATGGCATACTAAATATAGTGGAAGTTCATTTGAAACTATGAATGCTTCATTCGGAGTAGGCTTGGGTGAATTTAAAAAAGTAAGTAGTGTATGGCAGAAGAGTGCTGACCTACCTGATATGTCTGGTGTGGCTACATTAACTAAAAAGGAAACTGATGATATCACTAAACACATCTCCAATGCTGGAAAAATATTTAACAAAATTAAAGCCTCTACCCTCACTGATGTTTCAACCAATAAAGAAATTAACCTTTACATTAATACATTTAGAAACACGAAGGTCAGAGGACAGAGCGAAATTTCTAACACAAAACAACACGTACAAGAACTCATAGATTGGATTCACAATAGGTACGATAAAGAGATAGATAAGCTAAAGAGTGATAAGGGAAAGGCGCGTAAGAATGCTAAGAAGATTGAAGCATTGACCTGGTTCTCTAATGATAATAAAAAGAATTTACAATTGATGTTTGATATGCAAAATTCATTAGTAGATGCTAAACGTGAGTTACTACAACATCTGGATAAATTAGACAGTATAAGTACATTTGTAAAGACTAAGGATGGCTTTAAAGTAACAGGTGCTGAAGGGTACGTTGCAATTGATCACCTAACTAATGGTGCAGTTAAGATTGTAGATCGTATGGAATTTAGTTATAATAATTTTTCAAAGAACATAATCAAAGGATGGGAATCAGATGCAAGAGGATAATATAAACGAAATGAAGAATAAATTAGGTGACCCTAAAGCCTTAATGAAAGTTGCTAAGGGTTATAAGGGCGATGATAAAGATGATATGGAATGGGCAGCTGATATGATCGCTAAGATTGATATGCCCGGTCTTAAAACTCTTCTTAGTAGATTAGATACTGCAATCCGTGATGAGGTCTTAGGTGCTATTAATAAGAAGCATTGGAAGAAGTTAGGCTACACACCAATCGGCGAAGCGTTAGATGCTAAGCAACGTATGAAGATGAAACAAGCATTTAAAAAGTCAGCTGCTAAGCGTAAGATTGGTATGAAGAAATCCGCTAAGAAACTTAAAACTCCAGACAAGCTTAAAAAGACGGCTATGAAGAAAGCAAGAGATATGGTAGCTAAGAAGATGGTTAAAGGTGTTGATAAGAAAGATATGTCATTCGCTCAACGTAAAAGTCTTGAGAAGAAATTAGATAAGAAGAAAGGCGCTATTGCTAAACTAGCTAAGAAGATTAAAGGTAAGGTTAAGATGGCTGATAAAGAAAGAGTTAAGAAGGCTAGATCTAAAAAATGATTCACGGATTTAAGGAGCATTATCTATCAGAGGCTGCAGCTGAAACCGTTGTTATTAACTTTGGTAGATTTAATCCACCTACAAATGGGCATGAGAAACTATTAGCAGCTTCAGTGAAGGCAGCTAAGGGTGTTCATCGTGTATATGCTTCTCAATCACAAGATGCTAAGAAGAATCCTTTATCTTACAAAGAAAAGATTAAGTTCATGCGTAAGATGTTTCCCAAGCATGCCCGTAATATCTTATTAGATACTAAGGTAAGAACCTTCTTTGATGCCCTTGTTATTGCACATGATGATGGATTTAAGAAATGCGTTATCGTAGTAGGTTCTGATCGAGTTAAAGAATTTGATACAGCCCTAAATAAATATAACGGAGTTGAAGCCCGTCATGGATTTTATGAATTCGATGGTGGTGTTAAGGTTGTAAGTGCAGGAGAAAGAGATCCAGATGCTGATGGTGTATCAGGTATGTCCGCATCTAAATTGAGATCATCCGCAAAGGATAATGATCTTATAACCTTTACTAAGGGAATGCCAAAAGGTTATAAAGGTGCTGAATCGTTAATGAAGGCTGTTAGAGCTGGAATGGGATTGAAAGAGTCTAACTGTTTTAGAAAGAATATGAAGTTAAAGAGAACAACAATGTTACGTGAGAAGTATATTGAAGGTAATTTATTTGAAGTGGGTGATAAGGTTATTATAGATGAAACAAGGGAAGTAGCTACTATAAATAAATTATGTAGCAATTATGTGGAAGTTGATATTAATGGAAAGACAAAGAACGTCTGGATTTCCGATATATGCAAGGAGTGAATTAATCATTTTATATTATGAAATTAACATTAGATAACTTTGAACTGTATGCATCGAAGCATTATCAGCGAAGTAAATGGGCAACAACTGAAGAATTTAAATCTGACATAGCTAGGTTTAAGTATATTAATAGGCTAATTAACAGGTACTATAGGGATGACGATCTCAAAGAGAGATTGATATTAAACCATATTATCGTATTAGCTAACGTATTAACACCGGAGGTAACTGCCGATATGTTGATGATAAATACTGATCATCTTCTAAAGAGTACAGTCAAGACTTTTTTGGTATATCTACATTACCTACCGGAAGATAGGTATATTGAGATTCCATTAGATTCAACAATAATAAATGTATTAAGAGAACTATAATGTCATTATCAAGAGCAGCAGATTTATATTTTACGTATCGATTTTTAAAACTACTAGTCACACCGTGGACTGAGATGGATGCGTTTAAATTAGGTATCATCGATAATAAAGGTGCTAATCTAATCAAGACTAATAAGTTGTCGGGTAATGAACAAAAAGATGCTTTTACTACATTCCATCGATTAGTATTCAATATTAAACGTATGATGGAAAAGATTCCATTTGGAAAGTCACGCATAGCATCATATGCAGCAGCATTATATCTATTAAGAGAAGAGACAGGGATGTCCGATGAGGCCCTCATGAAAGTCATGACCGAATTGGGTGTTGACGTTACTGGAGATCTTAATGAAGAAACATGCACTCCTGGACAGTATATCTTATCAAATACAGTTGATAATGATCATCCTAAGGGATCTGTCATAACCGTAGAATCTGTAGTAGATTACTTTTCTGGTATTCCTATATATAATACTACAGATAATATATACGTAACATCAGCTAATATCCGTTGACATTTGGCTTGAGTTAGGGTATAATATACTCTATAACAATTAAATAATGAAGGAATGAAATATGACGGGCATCCTAGTCACTAAAAGAAATGGGGATAAAGTTCCATTCTCCCTATCTAAAATCCATCGAATCCTCGAATGGTCCTGCGAAGAGATTACAGGTGTAAGTGTATCCGAAATTGAATTAAAAGCTAACGTACAATTATTCGATCTTATGACAACAACTGATATTCATGAGTTGTTAATTAAGTCCGCTGCTGATTTGATTACAGAGCATACTCCTAATTACCAATATGTAGCTGCTAGACTTATTAATTATAAGTTAAGAAAGGATGTATATGGTGAATACTCACCTCCAACACTACTAGAGATTATTAATACCAATATCAATCATGGTGTATATGATGATGATATTCTTAATCAGTATACTAACGAAGAGATTGATTGGATTGGCGAATACGTAGTAAAGCATACTAGAGATAATGATTTCACATATGCTGGTATGGAACAATTTAGAGGTAAGTACTTAGTTCAAAATAGAACTACAGGTGTTATCTATGAGACTCCTCAAATACTATATGCTATGATTGCAATGACGTTATTTGCTGGTTATAATGGCAGGAGAATGTATTACGTTAAGGCATTCTATAATGCTATTTCACAATTCTATATTTCATTACCAACACCGATTATGGCTGGAGTAAGAACTCCTACTAGACAATTCTCTTCGTGTGTTGTATTAGAAGCAGATGATTCATTAAACTCTATTAATGCCGCTGCTTCATCCATTGTATCTTATATCTCTAAGAAGGCTGGATTAGGTATTAATGCTGGTAAGATTAGAGCTGTTGGTTCACATATTGGTGATGGCTCTGTAGCTCATACCGGTGTTATTCCATTCTTAAAGTATTTTAAAGCTGCTGTTAAATCATGTTCACAAGGTGGCGTAAGAGGTGGAGCAGCCACAGTTCATTTTCCATTATGGCATTTAGAGTTTGAAGACTTAGTTGTACTTAAGAATAATAAAGGTACTGATGAGAATAGAGTTAGGGAATTAGATTATTGTTTCCAGTTTAACAAGTTAATGTATGAAAGACTATTGACTGGTGGTAATATTACTTTCTTCAGTCCAAATGAAGTACCTGGTTTATACGAAGCATTCTTTGAAGATCAAGATGAGTTTAAACGTCTATATGAGAAGTATGAAAAGATTAGAAAGATACGTAAGAAGACACTTCCAGCATTAGAAGTATTCTCACAGTTTCTTACAGAGAGAAAAGAGACTGGACGTATATACTTACAGAATGTAGATCATGCAAATACACATGGTGCATTCATAGAAAAAGAAGCACCTATTCATCAGTCTAACTTATGCCAAGAGATTGATCTACCATCCAAAGGCTTAAAGTCTTATGATGATAATGAACATGGTGAAATATCGTTATGTACATTAGCCGCTATTAATTGGGGAATGATATCTGAGCCAGCTGACTTTAAGAAGTATTGTGATTTAACTGTACGGGCCTTAGATTCATTATTAGACTATCAGGGATATCCAGTAATAGCAGCTGAAACATCTACATACAACAGAAGACCTTTAGGTGTTGGTATTATTAACTTTGCATACTTCCTTGCTAAACGTGGATTGAAGTATGACGAAGATGCCTTAGAAATAGTAGATGAATATGCAGAAGCATGGAGTTATTATTTAATTAAAGCATCAAATAAATTAGCCCAAGAGAAAGGAGCTGCACCGAAGTGTCATGAGACTAAGTATGGTATGGGAATTCTGCCAATTGATACATATAAGAAAGAGGTCGATGAATTGATTAAACCGAAGGAGCGTATGGATTGGAAGCAGTTAAGAAACCAACTTAAAGAGCATGGTATACGCAACTCTACCCTTATGGCTCTTATGCCTGCGGAGACTTCTGCGCAAATATCGAATTCTACGAATGGTATAGAGCCACCTAGAGCTTTAGTATCTTATAAACAATCTAAGGATGGTGTAATGGCTCAAGTAGTTCCAGGTATTCATAACTTAAAGAATAAGTATGATTTACTGTGGGATCAACAAAGCCCTCAAGGATACTTAAAGATTATGGCAGTCTTACAGAAGTATGTGGATCAAGGTATATCGGTTAACACTAGTTATAATCCAGAGTACTATGCAGACCATAAGATACCTATGAGCATAATGATTAAAGACCTTATAACATTTTACAAGTATGGTGGAAAACAACTATATTATTTCAACACTAACGATATGGCAGGCGACGACTCCAGTTTGTTTGGGGAAGGGGAAGACTGTGATAGCTGTAAGATTTGAAGTGTTTTAACGACTTACCACTTTTAGAGCAGTACGAGTACTTCGACTGGCTCGAGACCCTTCAAATAGAAGGTAGAGTCTCTATGGATATATCAAACGAGGAATTCATGGAGAAACTTTATAGAATGTATGCATGTGATCAACATCAAGGATTCGACCCAGATAATCCCCAAATTGGGGTTGACTTCTTCGACAAAATCTAGTATAATATATTAATACAATGGGATTTTAAATCTTATAAGTATATCTAATCGTTTGCCTAATAATAGACGATTGGTTCATTAGTGGTCACCAACAGGGATGGGATACTAGTGACATCCGTAATGATGTCAAACTAATTTTTTAATAATAAAAGAGGTAAACTATGTTAGATAAAGTAGTAAGTTGGATTAAAGCAGGTACTGAAGCCGGCGTAGCATTGATTGCATTTGCAATCGTATTACAAGTAATCTTTGGTGGTACTGTACCATTTCTTGGTGGCGACATTATCGCTACTATTACTGGTATCGTTGCACAGCTTGGTGCACAAGGTCTTGTTGGTCTTGTAGCAGCGGCAGTACTATATAAGATTTTCAATAAGTAAATCTTAAAATAACCGAACACCTTCTCCCAAGGTTCCGGTGGGTTTGCTAGTTTCCCGATATCCCAATAATTAGCACCTAATTTTTAGTAATGTATATATAATGATATGAGTGTATTTGAAATAAACAAGAAGAACTATCTGGATAAGAATATGTTCTTCGATGAAACTGTTGACATTGCTAGGTACGATACTGTAAAGTATCCTACAATACAGAAGCTTTATGAGAAGATGTTATCGTTCTATTGGACGCCGGACGAGATTGATGTTACAAAAGATAAGCTTGACTTTTCAGCATTAACTGAAAGTGAGCAGCATATATTCACTGCCAATCTTAAACGTCAGATCTTGTTAGACTCGGTTCAAGGTAGATCGCCCAATATAGCACTTCTACCCCTTGTCTCCCTTCCTGAATTAGAGGTGTTGGTAGAGACTTGGGCATTCTTTGAAACGATCCACTCAAGATCGTATACCCATATAATTAGGAATGTATATCCTAATCCATCGGTAGTATTTAATGAGATGACCACAATTCCTGAGATTGTAGATTGTGGTCATGATGTATCAAAGCACTATGACAATCTAATCGAATATAAAGGACCATACGGTTCTTATGACCACAAAAAACTATTATACCTTACAATGATGTCTATCTTTATGTTAGAGGGTATTCGCTTCTATACTTCATTTGCTTGTTCATGGGCATTTGCAGAACTTAAGAAGATGGAGGGTAATGCAAAGATTATTAAGTTAATTGCACGAGATGAGAATACTCACTTATCAGCTTCTATTAGTATCATTAAGAACCTGCCAAAGGAAGATCCGGATTTCATTAAGATTAAGGCTGAAACTGAATCAATTATTAATGATATGTTTATGGATGTTATAAAACAAGAAGAGGCGTGGTGTGACTATCTATTTAAAGGTGGATCTATGATTGGTTTAAATGCCAATTTATTAAAAGACTATATACAATGGATAGGGGCGAAGAGAATGAAGACGATAGGTCTTTCAGTCCCTTATCATGTACAGCAAGCTAATCCATTACCTTGGACAGAGAAATGGATTGGTGGTGGTAATGTACAAGTTGCTCCGCAAGAAACAGAGATAACAAGTTATGTAGTGGGTGGTGTTACCCAAGACGTTGAAGAAAATACATTTAAAGGATTGAGTTTATGAGTGAAAATATTGTATGGACAACCAAGTATTGTCCGTTTTGTGATAAGGCAAAAGAATTATTAAGTGCTGCTGGCATTAATTTTGAGTCAAGATTAGTAGATGAAGACAGATGGTCTTTACATGACTTACTAGTATATGCACCGGAAGCTAGAACGTATCCCCAAGTATTCTTAGGGAATAAACACATTGGGGGTTGTGATGATCTCGAATATTATTTATCGGTACGGGATATGGGTGTAGATGGTCTGTGATGAATGTAACCAATTGTACAACGTTGTAGTGGACGTTGATGGTAGGAACTTCGTAGATGCAGCTGAATTGGATATAGATATTCCCTTCTGCCCCTTCTGCGGTTCTAATATTGAATATACAGAGAGCTTTGATAATGGCACAAGCTTGGATTTATGAGGGAAAGGAATTTATTCCCGAAATGGTGGGTGACTGGTATGGTTTCATATATCGTATTACTAACTTACGGAATGGACATGATTACGTGGGTAGAAAATATTTTAAAACTAAACGTAAGCTGAAACCCCTTAAAGGGAGAAAGAATAAAAGAATTAGAATAGTAGATACTGATTGGCAGGACTACTATGGGTCTTCTAAGAGATTATTAGAAGATATAGATAAATTAGGAAAGGATAATTTTAAACGAGAGATTATCCTCTTATGTAAGACTCGAGGTAATACAAACTACATGGAAGCTAAGATACAGTTCGATGAAAATGTATTGTTAAGAGAAGATAATTATAATGGTATTATCGCAATCAAGATAGGTATTGGTTCGGTAAAAAATTTGACGGAGTGAGTTATGGTTTTAGTAGATTTTAATGGTATATCGATAGGATCGGTATTGGGACAATTAAACAGGGGTGAAGTACTTAGTGCTAATCTAGTTAAACATATTATATTAAACAATTTAAGAACATATAGAAATAGATTCCCTGAGAGTGATTGGGGAAGAATGATTATATGCTTAGAGGGTAGATCTTGGAGACGAGATATATTTCCTCAATACAAAGCAGCTAGACAGACTAATCGTGATAAAGACAAATACGATTGGGTTGAGATTTATAAACTTATCTCAGAAGCCTCAGCTGATATCAAGGAGAACTTTCCGTATGCTGTAATACAAGTAGCGAACGGTGAGGCTGATGATATCATCGGAGCTATTACTATTGAAGAAATGGATAAGTTAGGTGCTGAGAAGATTGCAATTGTAAGTGCTGATAAAGACTTTATTCAATTACATAACTTAGGTGATATTGTTCAATATAGCCCTATGCAGGATAAGATGGTTAAGGAACCTAATCCAGGTAGATATCTATTTGATCATATATTTAAAGGTGATAGTTCAGACGGTGTTCCAAATGCCAATAGTCCTGATAACTCATTTACAGATAAGATTAGACAGAAGCCGATGAGAAAGACTGATATTGAGCATTACTGGGATAATAGAGATTCATTCCAAGGTGGTATGAATGACGATGTATATAGAAACTTTATTAGAAACCAGAAAATGATTGATCTAAAATTTATGCCAAAAGATGTATATGAATCTTCAATTACGCAATTAGATTCATATAAATATCCTATGAGAGGGAAAGTTTTTAATTACTTAATTGAGAATAAAATGAATATGTTGATTGAATGTGCGAGTGAATTTTAATGGAAATATACGAAATACTAGACGCAGTAGCAACTGCACCAACTAAAGTAGACAAGATGAAAGTGTTAGTCGATAACGATTGCATAGCTCTACGGGATATACTAAAGACAAACTTTGATGATAACATCCACATACATGTGTCTAATAACATACCGTGGGAGCCTAACTTCAACTCTAATAAATCATTAAAAGATATAACTAAATATCTGGTGCCTTTATCTAAGAGTACTATTAATGAGGAAAGAGCCGACAAATCATTTAAAGCTATGTTAGAACAGATACATCCAATGGATGCACAAATCTTAGTAGATGCCACTAGACAAAGACTGAAGTATAAAGGATTAACGGCTAAGTTAATACAAGGCGTGTGGGGGGAGAAGATTATATCATGACACTACATGAAATATTATTATATTCCATAACACTATTTGGAATTGTAGCAGTAGTATACATTACCAAACACCCTTAATGCCAATATATGACTTTGAACATCTCGATACTAAAGAGATATGGACGGCTACAATGCCTTATGCAGAGAAAGAAGAGTATATGGCGGATCATAATTGCAGGGCTATATTCTTAACAACCCCGCAAGTAATTGGTACGAGTAAAGATATATACTCTAATAGTTCAGATGATTTTAAAGGTAGGATGAAAGCTATTAAAAAGCATTATCCAGCTAAAGGGCCTAATAAACATAACATGGAGTCGTGGTGAATAGAAAACAAAAGAAAGTTAGATTAGAGGATCTTCCGCATTTAGAACCTAGGAATAAGAATCAAAGAAAAGCTATTGAGGCTTTTGACAATAGACATTTAATACTATCTGGTTATGCAGGAACCGGTAAAACGTTCTTGGCTTTATCATTAGGACTAGAGGCTGTATTAGATAAGACTACACCTTATCATGATATAATCATTATGAGATCTATTGTACCTACTAGAGATATTGGCTTTCTTCCTGGTGATGAGCAAGAAAAGAAAGATGCATACACAGGTCCATATAGAGCTATATTCCAAGAGTTATTTAAATGCTTAACTGCATGGGATAACTTAATGGCCAATAACCTATTACACTTTGAAAGTACATCATTCATTAGAGGTATAACTTATAACAACGCCGTTATAGTAGTTGATGAAATGCAGAACTTAAACTATCATGAATTATGTTCTGTAATTACTAGAGTAGGTAAGCACTGTAAGATTATATTCTCAGGTGACTTTCATCAATCAGACTTCAAGCAAGATAAAGAAAAGAATGGCTTAAATGATTTCTTAGAGATCATGAAGATGATGCCTAATCAATTCGGGTTCATAGAGTTTGGCGTAGATGATATTGTACGTTCTGGCTTGGTAAAAGACTTCATTATTAATGAGAAAAAATTTAAAGAAAACCGTTGACATTTGAGTTGAAATAGCGTATAATATATTATATTATAACAATGAAAACTACATTATGTTTAAACATGAACCTATCAACTTAGGATACGATGATTTAAGTTGCATAACAAAAACAACTGGTAGAAAATATGAAACACCTGCGGGCAATTCATATCCTTCTATCACTACGGTATTATCACTACAATCTAAAGAAGCTATTGCTAAATGGCGAGCTCGTGTAGGTAGTGAAGAAGCTAATAAAATATCTTATAAAGCCTCTACCAGAGGAACTGCAGTTCATGACATGGCTGAGAAATATGTTAACAATGATCCTAGTTGGAACGTTGCTATGCCTAATATCTTAGGTGATTTCATGAATATCAAACCTATACTAGACGAAAGATTGTCATTAGTATACGGACAAGAATTACCACTATACTCAGATCACTTGCGATTAGCAGGTAGAGTAGACTGTGTGGGTATATTCGATGGTGAGATTAGTATCATCGACTATAAGACATCCAGAAGGAAAAAGAAATATGACTGGGTTAAAAGCTATTTCATGCAAGAAGCATTTTATGCAATTGCTTGGGAGGAAAGAACGGGTATGCCAATTACTCAACTTGTGACTATCATTGCTGTAGATAATGATGACCCACAAGTGTTTATTGAACATAGAGATAATTGGGATAAAGAATTAATTAGATGCATTAAGGAGTATAATGAACAATAATATGGGATTACTTGATAGCTTAGTCGGCCAAGACATTAAAGATAACTTTAGCAAACCAGTAGCATATAACCACGATTACTATTTAAGTGGAGCAATTGAAGGACCAGAGAACTATACTGATTGGTTTGATCAAATAAGAAACGCTACGTCAGAGGATACTATTACGATTCATATTAATAGTCCTGGTGGATCATTAGCAACAGCATTACAATTCTTTAGGGTCTTAGGCGAAAGTCAAGCTACCATTATTGCTTCGATTGAAGGTGAAGCTATGAGTGCAGCAACTATCATTATGATGCAAGCTGATGCATATCTTATTTCTCCACACTCTATGTTTATGTTCCATAACTATTCTGGTGGTGCATTTGGTAAGGGTGGTGAGATGATGGATCAATTAGAATTCGAAAGACTATGGAGTACTAATTTCTTACATGAAGTATACAAAGACTTCTTAACTGAAGATGAAGTTAACAATATCTTAGACAATAGAGACATCTGGCTAACAACTGATGAAGTATCTGAAAGACTATCAAATAGAGCACAGATCATTCAAAAGGAAAAAGAAGATGCCGACTCAGAAGAAGAATAGGTTTATTGATGCAACTAAGGATTTATGTGAAACATGCTCCAGGGCATTTAAAGGAGGTTGTCCAGTATGGCCTACTTTAACAATCACTACACAATGTGTGATGTTTAAGGGTAGGGGAAGCCCACCATCCAGTAAGAATTAGACTTCATATTTAGATGAGTATAAACCGCGAATAAAGGTTGCCATTACCTGCGATCTATGATATAATATATACATATTAACAATAAAGCGAAGGAGCTAAAGAATGAAACTATCACCAGAAGATCAGAAAGAATTAGAAGACGACATCAAGAAGGTACAAGATAAGGTTGATGCAGTACTTACAAAATTAGATAACATCATAGTGTTGTTACAATATAATGACCATCTAATTAAGAGGTTGCCATTATAGGCAATCTATGGTATAATATATACATATAAAAAATAAAGCGAAGGAGCTAACAAAATGTCAGAACAATATACTAAACAAGAAGCAAGTGAAATTTTATCTCAACAGATGGCAGATTTCTTATCCAACGGTGGGGTAGTTACTACAATTAAGACGAAGAAGAATACATATAAAAAATAAAGCGAAGGAGCTAAAATATGAAAAAAGTAACACAAATCAATAAGAATGTATTAAAAGACGTAAGAGCTGAATTAGAAGCTGTATTATCTAAATTTGAAAAGAAAGGTTTAAAGTTCGAATTAGGCACTATGCGTTACGGTGAGAAGTCATTCTCAGTTAAGTTAGAAGCATTAGTGGCAGGTTCACAATCTAAAGTTGCGGCTGCTCTTGAAGCATTCACTACATTTAAAGAGAATGATATCATTAAAATCAAACAATTGGGTGAAGTTAAATTGGTTGGATTTAATAGAAGAGCTAAAAAATATCCATATATGGTTGAAGTGGTTTCATCAGGTAAGCCATACAAGCTATCTGAGTCACACGTAGCTAATCGTATTTCAGTAGTATAATCGGAGGATATAATATGCATTTAAAATCAATTAACTTATGGTTAGATAACGATGGTTTCCATGGTATGAAATATGGAATGACAAAGCCTGATATGGCTAAAGACATGTGCGTTAAGCATGATAAATTACCTAAGGGAGCATGGTTGTTCATGTCACCTGAAGATAAGAAACGAGTAGGTAATTTTTTAAATAAGGATAAGAAAGGATAACATGAAAGAAAATATTATTTTAGTAGACTGTGATGGTGTTCTGTTAGATTGGGAACCATACTTCTACAACTGGATGAAAGAAGAACATAACATTAATAAGGTACACTCATCCATTTACAATGTTGGTAAGGCCATGGATCTTACCCCTACGGAAGGCCGCCGTTATGTTGGAGCTTATAACTCTTCAATACACATGGCTAACTTAGGTCCGCTTCGTGATGCAGTTAAGTATGTTCGTAAACTACACGCAAACTATGGCTATAAGTTTCACGTCATCACTAGTCAGACAGATGATAAATCAGCTCGAGAATTTCGTAAGTATAATCTCGAGACACTATTTGGTAAAGGCATTTTTCACGGTATTACTATCCTGGATGCTGGAGCCGACAAAGATAAAGAGTTAATCAAATGGAAAGACTCTGGATGTTATTGGGTAGAAGATAAGGTACAAAATGCTGATATCGGAAAGAAATTAGGATTGAATTCAATCGTGATGGCCCATGAACACAACGTCGATACTAAACACGTACGTGCTCAAAACTGGAAAGAAATTTATAATATAATCACTGGAGAAGTATAATGAGTAATTATTTTAATTATCCAGAGGTCTGTATAGGTGGTAAAGTTTACTATACCTTTAACGGATTTGATAAGATCTTCTATTTTTCATCTTGGTATAAGATGGGATTTGATAAGCTCACGGAAGAGAAACTAATGGAATTTGCTACATGGGTATTTGAAATACGTAAGAGCAAGTTCGATGTGGAAGAGCAATTCTTAATTAAAACAGGAGAAGTATAATATGAGTGAATATTTAATTGGTTTGATGGTAGGTAGTTTTGCAGGTGTTGCAGCAGTTTTCACATCGATGTGGATTGCAAATGTTGAAATGGCTTGGAAGAAGTAAGGTAAATTATAATAAACTTGAGGAAGTGAAATGAAGAAATATAAAATGAAAAGACGTATAGTAAATGAAATGAAATCAACAATTAAGGCTGGTCAGAACCCCTTAGTAGCTGCTCGCAATTACGCTATCATGAGTAGGATTATCAAAGATCGCAGCTAATGGAATTACTAACTACAATCGTATTAGTATCAGCAGCATTGTATATGACAGTAATGTTAGCCGCATTTGTCATATGCATATATAATGAAATAAAGAGATAAATACCCATAATTTAAACATGAGTAATATATAAGGGTTTCCTTATATATACTTGTAGTTACCTATATTAGAGAATGCTAATATAGGTTTAAAGAGGAAAAGATCGACCTCTATAATATAACGACTCACTTATAAAATAATATTCGGGAGAATAACATGAAAAAAATTATCGCAATTGCTACTTTAGTAGCAGCTACATCAGCTTCAGCTGGTTTCTTTAACAACGACAACGGTTCAAACTGGGGTCCATTTGATACGGGTTCTAACGTAGGTCCATTTAATGGTGCTTCAGATTGGGGTCCTTTCAATGGCGCTAACAACTGGATGAATGATACAGACTTCGGTTTTAACTTTAACACTAAGAATAAGGTTGACAACACAGTTTCAGGTAAAGCTGATACTAAGTTTAATGGTCAAGCAGAAGCTTATGCAAAAGGTTATGCAGAAGGTACAAAGAGAAGTAATAATAACTTCTTTGTAACTGAGCAACAAGCAATGTTAAACGAACAAAAGATCTAAATCCCTTCTCGGGATATGAGGACTAGGTACTCCTCTTTAAATCCAGGGCCTACTTTAATCTTATATAAGGAAACAAAATGTTAAACAAAACAATTCTTGCTACTGCAGTAGCAACAACAATGACAATGGCAGTAGCTGGTGTTACTATTACAGGTGATTACACAGGTTTTATCACTAATGATAGCTCAGCAACTTCGTATGCACAAGACTTAGATCTTACCATTAAAGGTACTATGTTAGATAATACTACATCGGTAACAGCTACAATTGAAAACTTAGGTGGGACGTCTGATACATTATCTGTTAATGAGTTATACGTTGATACTAATATTGAAGGCTTAAACGTTAAGTTAGGTAAATATGAGGGTATGAATGGTACGGGTATTATGCAAAATAAATCAGTAGCCATTAATAAACTTAATATTGGTTTAGGTGCTGCTGGTTATGGTGTATCAGTTAATCAAGTATCTGGTGCTAGTAACGTTACATTTGATACAACGGGTAGTCTCGGTGGTATTAACTTTAAGGTACAAGACATAGCTAATACTGATCGTTACATCTCAGCTTCAAGTGACGTTGCTGGTATCGAAGTAGCAGTTGAATATCAAAAGACTGCTATTGGTACTAATACTGGTTTAGCGGCTGCTACACAAGTAGCTGGTTATGGTATAACGTATGCACAAGTAGATGTTGGTGATGCCGCTGGCGTTACTCAAGACGGTTCTGTTACAAATGAAAGAACTAGTATCTTAGAAGATATCTCTGATGCAGTTACTGGTAAAGTAGTACGTGGTATCGTATTATCAAGAGGTGATGTTACCGGTAAGGTAATTAAGAAGAATGATAAGATGACTTACGTAGCATTATTTGATAAAGGTCCTATGCAATACAGTTATGCTAAGACTGAAGCATCTGATGGTGTGTTTGGAGCTAGAGTAGCGTTTAACTTTTAAATGTAAATAAATTATAAATAACTGTATGAACTTCAGTTAATTAATTTCAGTGGGTATTAGGAGCAATCTTAATACCCATTTTTTTTACCGGTATATAACATGAATATAAAGCGTGCTATTTCTCGCATTGTATAGTATAATATAACTATATAAACAATCAAAAAGGAAATATATTATGAAAACATTAAACATCACAGACACATTCGCTACTGAAGGTAACCTTACATTTGCTAAAATGCTAGGGGAGTTTAACATTTCTGAAAACGTATTATTCAACAATGAAACTAATGAGATCATCTCAACAGGTTGGTTTGAATTTTATGAAGATGGTTGGTACATGGACACCAATGTTGCTGATGGCATCCCTGGTAAGTTTAAACTGTTCAGCACTTGGACAGACATCCTTAACTTTTTTAAAAAATAACGGAGCTAAAATGACTATAGTAACAAAGAGTAATAGAGATACATACTTAAGAACTAAGAATAGGTTTTATCAAGCTGGTTGGTTAGATGCTGAACGAGATGAAGACCCTCAAGTTTATCCTGAGAATGCTAAAGCTGGATCTATCGAAGATTCATATGTTAGTGGGTATAGAGAATCAATGTCTAATTACATGGCTATGGCTGGCTGGGATGCAGAGGTGGTTAAAGAGTATGCTTCACAAGTATGCTTTGCTTCTTCCATGGAAGGTCTGTTAAATGATTCTTTGGAGGAGTGTTAGTATGGTTGAATATGTCTATTATGTATGTAATGAGTATGGTGATACCTTATATGAATTTAATGACGAGATGGATGCAATGGAATCTTGCAATCATCAAAACGGGGAATCTGTATCAAGAAAACGATTATTAACCGAGGAGGATGATCATGCCAAAAATGCACAGCAACTCTGAATGCTTTGCAAAGTGTTCGGGTTTAGTTACACTTTTATCTGAACTAAGAGTACACTGCTTACTTGATCAAGACTATAATAAATTGAACCAAGTAGAAAGTGCACTTCAACTAATTAATGAACTTAAAGGAGAATTTGATGTCACTCAAGAAGAAACAAAATGCTGAAGTCTATATGTCAATAACAACTAGTGGTAAATCACTATTACAATTGTATATGGAGGTTAAGAAAGAACGTGATCAATTAGCAGTAGCATTAGCTTGTAAGTCTATAGGCATACCATATGTCTGATAACGAAGCATTGCAAACAAGAGTTGATTTTCTAGAAATATCACTGAGGGAGTTAACTGAAAAGTATAATTTGTTACGTCATCAGTTAAATACAAAGTCAAACGATAACCGTAAAAAAGTAGATTCTGGAGATCGGTTTTTATATAATTACGCAGTAGATAGGAAGGGACCATGGCAGTAAATGAATTAGAACAGAAAGTGGAAGTACTGGAATCACGTATTATTGAATTAGAAAAAGTTAACGCATT